TTTTTTTTTTTTTTTTTTTTTTTTTGCTAACTAAACTACAACACTAAATCTAACTAACTAAACCTAATTAAATCTTTTTCAAGCAAAGGCAAGGCACACCGCGCAGTGATTGTGCGCAGCACCACATGCAATTGCAGGCATTGTAGACAGGCCAATTCAAAATCCAAGAATCATTTTGAGGGTTTCAGCCTTATTGGGATGGGTTCTCGCGAGAACAGCCACCTTCAACCGGTGTTCTTTGAACATTTCAGGTAGGTCCGCGGCGCCAGGGCAAAACGCACCCTGGACTGGCACGAGCTAACGCACCAGCGTACACCCGCTTTCCATTCCACCTCCGGTGTTGGGCGACAACGCGCGGTCATCCACCTTTTCAGCACTTACTAACCTCGGCCGGGTGTGGGGGTTCAGCCTTATTGGGAAGGGTTCCGGTGTGTGGAAGCCAAGCTCAGCGACCATCTCAATGAGATGTTTCAGGTAGGTCCACGGCGCCAGGGCAATACTGCACCCTGGACAGGCTAGAGCTAACTAACCTGCGTGCATCCGCTTTCCATTCCACCTGCCGCTTTGCAAAGCAACACTTTCCACCTCCTTTTCAGCACATACTAACCCACGGGTTTGTAGCTGTTCAGCCTTATTGGGAAGGGTCTGACTGTGTGAGTGCCAAGATCTGCGACCATCCACTTGGGATGTTTCAGGTAGGTCCACGGCGCCAGGGCAATATTGCACCCTGGACAGACTGGAGCTAACCAGCCTGCGTGCATCCGCTTTCCATTCCACCTGCCGCTTCACAAAGCCACAGCCGTCTCCTCCTTTTCAGCACTTACTGGGCCACATTCTGCAGGCGGTCAAAGGTGACCACCTCGAATTTCTTCAACCATTGAGACCGTAGAAGGGCAAAGGGAGGGAAGAAGGGGGGGGGGTACCCTGCATCCACGCACGAGCGAGTCACACTCTCACACCAGCGAGAGTAGCTGCGAGGTCCTCGGTGGAAGACAAGCTGGGCCAGCGAATTCACAGTCTCCTGGAAATCGCCAGCCCGCTGCCACATCACCGATTGCTCGTAGGTGTCTGGATCAATCGTGGGATGAATGAGGGCGGGGAAGTCTGGATCAGGGGTAAAATGCCTCTTCAGAAACTGAACACAATGTATGTCAGACTCGTCATTAAAGACATCACCCTTATCAGCTGGAGTTATTCTGAAAGTGGTGTGGGTGTTAACCCACTCTGCAACTTTAGAAGGAAACAAAGGTTGGTCCGTCCCAACAAGCACGTCATCACCATAAGCCACAAGAAGTGGCTCATCAGCTCTGAGGTCAGGGCAAACCTGAGAAAAGGCAGAAAACAAAAGCATAGCATTAATAAGGGAATTAAAGACAGAAGTGCCACAGCACCCCGACGGCATGGCGCCGTCGAGACGCCACAGCTTTCCCTTATAATGGTGAAAAGAGGTTTTAAGAGAAGAGATGTACCTACGCACGTCCTCTTCACCCTCGACAAACTCCGCGAGGAGGTCGGCAAGGGCGTCAAAGCAGCACGAGGGCACGGAACCATCAAAGCCAGAGTAATCATAGTCAAAAACATAAGCCTTAGAAGAAAGAGGATGGTAGAGATCGGTCCACGTCACGTCCGGGTCGCATCCGACCGCACACATAGTCCGAAATCCTGGGTTGCCGTTAAAGAGCGCGAAGAGGTTGCCAAAGATCTTCCGCCCCACAATGATGTGGGGCAGGGACCCAGCTTCCACCACACGCGTCTTCCCCGCGGCAACCTTCTCCGTAGAGCGGAGCTCATCCTTAAGAAAAGTTGCAAAGTGTCCAAGAGATGGGTCACCACTGACCTGGGCAATGTCACTCGCGAGGCGTTCACGAGGAACCCACTGACCATCCACACAGTCAAATAGGGAGCGGCGAGCCACCCCTTCAGAGACGTATGGAACGCCAGGGCTTTGGTTCATGTCCAGGCCATCCATGTTGTCAATGCCATTTATCGCCTGAGCGACAGTAATCTGCGGCAGCTTCTCTGGAATGAGGATCTTGAGGCGGTTGCGAACCACCTGCAGGCCAATATCAAGCCCCGGGAAGGGCTCGACCATGTCCTGCGTGTATTTGGAAAACAAGACCTCGTCCAAATCGGCTGCACACAAACGCTCATCACTCTGGCGAAGCACAGCAGGCTGTTTCTTGACTGGGAACGCACCATGCGCAGGCGAAGGCCTTAGCTTGGAACGCACCGGGACATGGACAGGAAGGCCAGCACCCTGGCAGGTGCGCAGGCCCTCATACTCCAGATTCTCAAAATCAGATTGATACACTGAGGTTCCGTAGGCAATCCCACAGCCATTACTGGCCATGTGAATGCCCAGGATTTTCTCTGAGGCTTTATCATGGGAGATCAGGGGTGCCCCGCAATAACCTGGCATGGTCATCGCGTGATATCTTAATGCTCCGTAGTTGATATCGCCACTCATCTGCACAAAGGGAAAGCTCTCAACGCACGTGGCAAGCACGTCGATGTTAAACTTCCCTCTGACAGCCATCACCGCTGGGGAACGGGAGGGGGCTTCCTCAGGTGTCTTTCTGAAATATCTGAGAATGTTTCTGACACAGTCGCCATCCGGCAGCTGGAACACCATCAAGTCAGTACGACGCTGGTTGCGCCGCACATGACGCTTGTTGATGTCACCAACCGCATAGATGCGGCCTCTGATCCCGATATGGGTTGCTTCTTTGAAGCCATGAGCATTGCAAATGTACGTCCTGTCAAAGACTCCAACGGCAGTGAGAGTGAACATGCCACAGTGGGGGTTGGCACGATCGGTGGGGTCACTGTCGTAGAAGTTAATCGGGAAGCAATTCGCAACCACCGGACGATAGATCTGGGGAAGACCTTCGTACCGAACGGTGGGCTCTGTGGTGGGCTTCTTCACCTTGGGTACCTTCTTCGGGCGGGGGCCGCCCGAGTAGGCACCCTCTTCGCGCTCTCGTTCCTTTGTAAACCGGTAGGCGGTGTACGCAACAACGAGAACGGAAGAGACTAGGGATAAAACACCGGCGATAACGCCGATTCTAGCGAGCAACGAGGTCTTGCTCAAGCCTGACACCAAGTTCTTCCACCAGGGCTCTGAAAGCTCAGCCACCGTTTCCGGTAGTCTAATCATCGGAGTGCTGCACGAATCAATGGTGCGAAACGTACCGCTCGCGAGAGCGATAGCATCGACCATATCAGGCGCAGGAAACTCCTCATAGAGGGGAGCTTCATAGCAGATGGAAGAAAGCATGGTGTGTGTCTGATCCCTAGCGCGGACCTCAGCGACCACCCGATCGAAGAGATCCAAAACGCCTAGCTTCTCTGGGGATTCGCCATCAACCCTAAGGGTAAGGGCAACGGCGTCTCCCGAGATCAGCGGGCACATGGCTTTGAAGCACGGATGTGGGCTCGCCCCGGTGACCTCCAGCGCCTTAGAGAGGCACAAGGATTTACCGGAGCAGAACTTCGTCCGAGCCTCAACCGACACAGGGAACCTCATTCGGCGAACGAGGGCCCCCATGTCGCGGGCGGAGCCATGGGTAGGATCCCCAAAGTTGGAGGTCGCGATGATGACGCGCGACTTGTAGGGAATCCCCTTCTGCTCGAGGTCTGCCATGTTCGGTAGGAACTTCACAGTGGAGACCATCTGGCAGAAGTTTTGCCAGTCTTTTCCCTCGGGATCCTGCCCGAGGTCATCGATTATATGGACAAACTGGCCAGTATAACCGTCCATATAATCGCTGTTGGGTATCTGTGAGTATATCTGGGACTGCGGGTCCTTGTCAAATGCTTTGCACAATCCTTTCGCAAGGACTGAGGACAACACCGACTTGCCGCATCCCGGACCACCATACAGGTATACCACAACAGGCTTCAGGCCTATCTGAAATGCGGCCTGCGACACCTTCCGAATCACCGTGCAGTAATTGGAGTAGGTGCGCTGGAGCATATTCACACAAGCCGAATCTCTCACTTCAGTAGCCAAGCCAAGGAGTTGTTGGGCCAAATCTCTATTTTTCTTCACATTTTCCAAATTAATATTTTGAGAATCCATGGCATGCACTGAATCGGCAAACAGCTCAAAAACCTTAGGCTTCTGAGCTGCAAACCGAGCTTCTGGAGCATCTTTCTTCCAATTAGTAAAAGTATCCAAGAGCCACTTAACAAATTCTTTTAATTTAGAAATAATCCAATCTATATTTTTTGCGCTCATGGACAAGGTGTTAAAATCTTTTGCATGCTCCATCAGCTCTTCACCAAAGGTGGGGGCCTCCTGCTGAACAGTGCGGGTTTCACCATCAACAAGAGTGGGGGGAGGAGGGGCATAATCCATCACCTTCTTGGGAATCCCTAATTTCTTGCAGAACCACTGCTTGAGCGACTTAACCTGATCGAGGGAGGCCGAATCAACGGCCTCACCCAACAAGATCGTCATCACCCCGGCAATGGTTAGGGGGTTGGGGGAAGAGAACACCACCAACAGAAGGCCAGCCAACTTAAGAAGCAGACTAGCAATCTTCTTGGCAATGCTCTGCTGGGTTTGGGCAACTACCTGAGGAATCTGGGACACAAGGGCAGTCAGCTTCTGAGCTACATGATCCACCGAGGAAGCGGTGCAGCCCAGAGCTTTGGCAGAACACACAAGCACTTCAACATTCTCGGGGGTAAGGGCTTTGGAAATGTTGCTCATCGCCTGGGAAAACTGATCCGATGCTTGACACACCGAGTCAATACATCCGGGCGCTTCATAGCAAGCTTGGGCAAGGAAGGGGGGGGACACACTCACACTATGTTTGGGGAGCCAATGGCGTGGCTCCCACTCGCCCTGGATCTTGGCAGAACAACCAAATGCAGCTAACTTCACCGACAGTTTCCCGTCGGGTTCATCAACCACACTCGGCTGCTCCGCAATGTCTGGACAGCGACCAACCTGATGAAACACACGCGGTGGGGGGGTTTTTTCCCGCGTAGGTGCCTCATAGGCGGCAACTGCTGCCAAACCAAGACCCAAGGCGCCGACAAGGGCAAGGGACTTAAGGGCAAGGGTACCATCATTCTCACACTTCACTCCAGTCATTCGGGACACAAAATGGGTGCAATTATTTACAACATTATAACCAGGAAACACATAACCTACATGATCTAACAACACACACTCACTCCACACAAGGGGATTAACACTGGCATAAAAGGTGTGGGGCTGGGCTGGGGTTATTCTAACTCTACATTCAAAACCTTCCTGAACCAGGGAACACTCTTGATCTTCGCACACAATCATCCAGTGCCTGTAGCTGGTGCCTTTCCAGTAACGCCACGCAACGTAGCATCGCCGGTCGACATACCAACTCCAATCACCTTCAGCCCTAACATCGTCCTGCCACTCGAACTCGGCCGATTCGTAACGCACCGCCTGCGGTGCGTCAGTCTCCGGCCGTTCCCGAGTGGAGGCATCCTGAATCTCTCCTAGGGGCATCACCATTCCAGGGGGAATCACTGGATAAATATCCTGACCATTTTCCCTAACAAACCCATTCTTTCTCAAGAAGGGCTGCTTGGCAGACCACAAATTTGGAACACCTACATTATAAATGGAAAATCCCTGATTAAACATCCCTAACTCTGGAAAGGGGTTGGGTATAAAAAACTGGGCATTATGAAAACTCACATACACATTCACTCTACACTGGCGGGAAGGGGAGACAAGGACACCCAGGGTACCGAAGCGGTCGAACGCCTCGGCGCCCCAGCCATCCCCGTCTACAGGGGCTGCATGCACTGGCGTGTCACCATCACGGTTGTAATTGGCGGCATACCGAGCGTACGCGTTTGTGGTGAGGGGAATCACATTATAAGGGGACTGGTAGGGAATCACAACACTCACAGTATTAGCAAAACGAGACACAGGAGTAACAACAAAGGGATAATTATACAAACGGGACTCTACAACTAACCTTCTACCGGGCCAATTCAGGGACAAATCATGGGGGGCGCCGGGGGGGAGATTGGCAACAACAACTCGTGGATACCACGAGTCATCACCACCCACAAAATGAAACTCTAGATCCACGCGCACGTCCGCCTGAATGTAAGCGAACATGTGCTGAATCGCCCTAGCTGGATAACCATCTGCCAGCATATCCGTGTACCACCACCGCCAGCGGAGGGGCACAGGGAAGTACCAGGTGGTCTTAGTTTCTGTGACTTCATTTTGAAAGGCAGCATACAAGCGTTTCCGCGCAAAGAAGTTCTCAAGCAACATGTCGGGGGATGTGTGGTTACACACCCCTTCAACACCCTGCCAAGCATCTCGCGCATCCACGCTCACAGGCTGCCCAGGTTCCAAATTTCCATACATAGAGGGGGTTTCCTGCACGGGGGCCTGGGTGGGGGCAGCTTCAGCGACATCAGCGTCCTGTTCTCCCATAGCGATACTCACGTGCTCCTTTTCAGGAGCCTCGTAAGCCACACCACGAAAGGGGACAGCCTCATTTGTCAAATCATATGTATAAGAAACACCAGGATTCTTTTTAGGGGCATACCAATACACTTGATTAGAAAAATCTTTGGGAAGACGAAAAGCAAAATCAGAACCACCAGAAATATAGGGGACTAACACAAGGGGGGCAGCTGCAGCAGGGGCGGTGGACTGAAGGGCGTTGTAGACCCAGACGGTCACAACACCCATTCTGGAGGAAGGTGGGTACCAGGAAAAGTTCTCGCTGGTTCGCGACTCTTGTGAAGAGATCGTTCTCCAATGAGACACAGAAATAAAGGGAATGGGGAAAGTGTGGGTGGAATTTAACCCAATGTCAAAGAAGGCATATGTACCAGCCATAGCCTGCTCCAACGTCTCGGGTCCTGTCGTGTCGCCAGGTGTAAAGCAAATGGCGACGCGACCACGGGTAAAGGAAGTAGTAACAGCCTGAAGATGAAAACACAAGGTCCCAGTCCACTGGGAAAAGAACTCTGCAAGCATCCCTAAATAAGATTTACAAAACACTATATTACCTAAATCCACAGGAAAACCATACAAAAAGGTACCCCTGGCCATGGTTGAGTCGACATAAATGCCGCCCCAATCCACGCTGCCAGGGTAATAACACATAAGGGTGGGCACTGACAAAGGTTKGGCAAAGGATTCAACCCGACCTGGCATATAGCCAGTTTCGAGCAGGGTCTGGGCACTCTGGGCAAGGGGAACACTACCATCTAAAGGGGCACAAGAAATAATACTATTAAAACAAGAAGCAACGCGCACGGGAGACTCGTACGCGCTCTGGCGGGCAGCACGCAAGCCAAAAAACTTAGCATTCACAGCAGCAGCTTGAAGGTTTATGGTGATGGGGGTAGTGGAGGTGTAGGGAGTCTGATACAGACCAACCCACTGATATACATTAACTCTCCAAAGGGTGGAGATGGAATGAACACACACTGGGGTAGGGCCATGGTAGGGTAAAAGGAGGGTGGCCTGATTAGTAACCTTTAAATTTATAAACTGGTGGGGGAAAAGGGTAAGTTGGGCTCTGGTGTACGCACCAGGGGTGGAAGAATACTGGGAGGTAGTGAACAATTCTAAACTCACATCTGCATCTGGAGACACTGTGGGGGGATTGGGGAGGGCAACAACTAACAAACAACCAGATGCAAAGGGATTTGCATTCACAGTAACAGTAACAGCAAAGTCGCTGGACATCAAATGATGACGCACAGCGGTGGGATGGAAAAGGTTGGAGGGATCAGGACCAGAATCTGCCAGCAGGGCCTGGGGAAGTTTAACCTTAAGGAGGGGGATGGGGGAAAAGTGATGATCTGTGGTATTCCACTCTGTAGTAGCAATGCTCCTAAAACGGAGCCCTGCAGGGCCAGGAGAGGTGGGAGAATCCACTGGGGGGACAGGGCACGAAACGGGCTTGGGACCAGCCCAGCCATCTCGCACTGTAACAGCATCTTGGGAAGAAATATTAGTATTACCAACAGAAACCTCCAACAGCCTATCAGAGGTGGCTGTGGATGAGCCAATTTCAAAAGCAGAATCATTCAACAAACCATCTGTAGCAGAGGAAAGCCAAGAGGAAGCAAGACCTTTAAAAGCATTTGCCAAAGTGCCAACAACAGGAATGGGTTCAAGGACAGAGGCGATAGCATCAGTAACAGGAAGGCCAGAGATGTTGGAACGGGCAGAACGGCTATCCTTGCGGCCAGCCATGTTGAACTTGTGAGGGTTTAAGGGAACCCCCCATCCCTGGGGGGGTGGGGCCTAGACGTTTTTTAACTGCGACTACCGTTTTACGGGTTTTGGCTGGGTGGAAAGACACCCAGCCCGCAGCCCCAGATCAGATCCACAGTGAGCTTATCGTTACCTGCGGGTACCTTCTGGGCATCCTTCAGCCCCGGACGCACTGAATGCTTAAGAGCAGCCATGCTTGTCCGTTACTAGGAAGAATCCACAAATCAGGTGCTGGTGGGGAAGACCAGCCACTCAAGGGGTGCTGTCAACACCGTGCCTTCTGGGCCTAGAGGCGTGTGTTACCACACGGGGAAATCCGCTAGCCTTGAGTGATCGCTACAAACCTGAAGAGTGTCATCAACTTTTCACAGAGAGCACTGCTGTCTTCACTTAGACAGTGCACCTACTAATCAACGCCTGGCGAGACCAGAAAGCCTGGTAGCGCTGAAATCGGCAAGAAGCCACGACCGAGGTTAGGCCGTCCAGTGATGCATA